GGGTGCTCTTGTACACTCCTTGCCGTTCAATCAACAGCTGATCTGAGATGCACATTCCAAACAGTCTCGCAAAGGTCTCGCGCTCCATGGACGTGGGCTTCCTGACTTTCTTGGGCTTGTACGCGCCTACAAGCCATCCTTTGCCATTCGACTTTAGGCCATGTTCGGATTCCATGTAGCCATCCTCGCGGACAGCCGTTCCACCATAGCCGAAATCACGCACGAGCTTCCAGACGAGAGGGCTATTGCCCACCTCGTAGCTAAGGCTCATGAGCTTTCCGGCGTACAGCTTCAGTCTCCTTGCCTGGCCAGTCTTAGACAAGTCTTCAAACCCAAAGAACGCGTTGATAAGTTTCAGGGGGGGCTTCAGCATGCTGCGCGACTCTGCAAAATACATGCCACAGAAACCAGAATCTCCGCATCTGGCTATCCTGTCGCACGTGATGTCAAAGCCAAGCTTGCCAAACGTGCCCTTGAGAGGCAGGGCCACATTGGACCCGACGAGAAGGTCGTCTCCTTCTATTAGCCAATCCATTCGTAGTCCGGGGAGGCGGAGCTGCATCTCGTGGCGCAAGAACAGCATGACCGTGTGGTTAACAAGCCCGTTTCGAAGGGACGTGTCGACCTCACCAGACATGGTGCAGCCACGGACGCGCATTCGGCCTCTCCTTGAGTGGATATGGTTCACAGAAGCCAGCAGAACCGCAAAAATGCGCGGGAACCCAGCCTTCCTATAGACAGATCCGATGATGTTAGCAATGATCCAACTGTTAACAGTTGACTCATATGCATGGTGGTCAATCACCACCTTAAACTCCAACGGCTCCAGCCTATCTAGCATTTGATCCCTTATCTGCTGCTTCGACCACTTCTTCACGAAGTGTTTGTTCTCGTAGACCTGCGCTTCTAGCTCCTTGACGTATGGAGCGAACGCGGTCTTGAACCTGTCTTCTCTGGCGTAAATGTAACGAGGAGCTTTGCCCAGTGAAAGCTGGGCCTCCTTCTTCAAAAACGCCATAACCCGCTGAACTTCCAACCTAGCGAAGCTCTCCCTTTGTCCTAGAATCACCGTCAGATCCAGCTCCCGCTTGCGTTTGCGGGTGTAGGATCGGTGCAATCTGATCCATACTCGTCCTGTAAGATCGATCGACACCCGTGAGACACGAAAGTACCTCTGGACATAATTAAGCCATGCCTTCATGAACCTAATATCTCCTTCTGGCACAACACGTCCCATTCGATACCTAAAGGCGGCCTCGTGGTTGGCCGGCCAGTCTAGATCGGGCAGTATTGGACACACCAGCGGCGCCGTCGGAGTGATG